GCAGTAACGCAGTCGATTTCCAGCCAAGCCCTTATCGAATGAGCGCACAGCTTCTCGCTAAGGTGCGAGGATTGATCGCACACGCACTAGATCCGCGCTCGATGGTGGGCTAATGCCTCCAGTAGCGATAACGACACTCCGTACTACTTTAGCCACTGCTTTAGTAGATAACACTAAATATCAAGTTTTTGCTTTTCCTCCTGCAACAGTGCTAGCTAATTCTGTGATTGTTTCTCCAGATGATCCTTACATCATGCCTAACAATAATCAGCACATCACTATTAGCCCGATGGCTAATTTCAAAATTATTATGACAGTGCCATTGTTTGATAATGAGGGAAACCTCAACGGCATAGAAGATACAGTCTGTGGCGTGTTCGCTAAGTTAGCGGCATCATCTCTGGTCTATAATGTAAGCGCAATCAGCGCACCAAGTATTCTCAATGCTGCATCGGGAGACCTTTTAAGCTGCGAGATGTCCGTATCAATCCTAACGAGTTGGAGTTAAGTATGTCCGATTGGGAAAAAGAGAACGAAGCCTTTCTGATCAAGATCGGACAGGTAGCACCAACAGCAGCACCTACACCTAAGCCAGTAACTAAGAAAGACGAGGAATAATCCGATGGCAGTTTATTTAGCAAACACTGGAGTTCTAACTGTTAATGCGGTAGATCTCTCAACATTAGTTACATCTGTAACTATCAACCGAGCATTTGATGAACTAGAAGTAACAGCTCTTGGCGATCAGGGTCATCGTTATATCAAGGGTCTAGAAGCCTCAAGCATTACGATCGATTTCCTAAATGATTCAGCTTCAGCCAAGACACTCCAGACACTAAACACTAACTGGGGTTCTAATGTAACTGTAACATTTAAGCAGACCGACGCAGCTACATCTGCTACAAACCCTCTTTACACAATGACATGCTTAGTAAACAACACAACACCTGTAAATGGTGCAGTTGCAGACCTATCAACTCAGAGCGTAACTTGGAACGTATCAGGTACTATTGCAATAACAACCGCGTAAGAAACTAACTAAGGGGCAAAAACATGGCAAAACTAAAGATTGTTCGTACAGATGGAAGCGTAATAGAAGGCGAAATTACTCCAGCAGTGGAGTATGCGTTTGAACAGTACGCAAAGATGGGGTTCCACAAGAGCTTCAGAGATCAGGAATTACAGAGTCATGTCTATTGGTTAGCTTGGGAAGTAACACGCAGGTCAGGTGAAACTGTTAAGCCTTACGGGTTAGAGTTTATTGAAACACTGAAGTCAGTAAGTGTCGAGGACTCAGACCCTTTGTCTTAAAGCGCGATCTTCCGTTCACCTATCTAATCGCTAGGCTAAGCATTAGATTGGGAATCGCGCCACAGCAATTATTGGAATTAGATAAGACTATGTTCGAGGCACTCCTACAAAGTCTCAAAGATGAAGCGAAAGAGGTGAGCGATGCGAGTAAAAATAGAAGGCGTTAAACAAACTCGCAAAGCCATCAGAGATTTTGCTCCTGACTTGAACAAAGAATTAAACGCAGAATTAAAAGTTGCACTAGCTCCTATTGCTAAAAAGGCTAGGGGCTTTGTGCCTTCTGATTCTCCTATGTCAGGATGGGCTGCTCGATCATTTTCAGAAGCTCGCTTTCCTTTTTTTAACGCTAGTGCCATTCGCTCTGGCATAGGCTTTACCACAAAGCAAGGTAGAACGACTAGATCAGGCTTTACATCTAATGCAACTATTTTCAATAAGTCTGTTGCAGGTGCTATCTATGAAACAGCAGGTAGAGCTAATAATGGTCAAGGTCAGCCTTGGGTAGGTTCTAAAGCAGGTGGCACATCTAAAAAGGTAAGTCGATCTACTAACCCTAACGCAGGAACACAGTTTATTGAAAACCTTGGAGACCTAACAAGCAGCACAAAGGGTCGTGGTCGTTTGATTCTTAAGGCATGGGCTCAAGATCAAGGCAAGGCTTATGGTGCAGCCATCAAAGCAATCGACAAAGCGGAGCGCACATTTATCGAAAGATCTAAAACTTCTACTTTTAGGAAGGCTGCCTAATGGCTATAGATATTAACATTGGCTCCAAGCTAGATAGTAAAGGTTTTAAGCAGGCAGAAACAGCTGTAGATAAACTTAACAAAAATGCTAAAAATCTTGCTCGTACATTTGGAATTACATTTGGTGCTTCTGCTGTTCTTGCTTACGCTAAGAAATCTGTAAAAGCAGCAGCAGCAGATCAAGCTGCTCAGGCATCTTTAGCACAAACATTAAAAAACCTTGGCTATGAGAACGCGGCTACTGCTACATCTGTCAATGATTTTATTAGTTCATTAGAGCGTCAAACAGGAATCTTGGACGATGAACTTCGTCCAGCGATGGATCGTTTATTGAGAGCTACAGGCTCAGTTACCGAATCACAAAAGTTAATGAGCCTTGCCCTAGATGTTAGTGCCGGTACTGGCAAGAGCCTCAGTCAAGTATCACAAAGTCTCCAGAAAGCATATTTAGGACAAACGCAAGCTCTTGGTCGTTTAGGCGTAGGATTATCTAAGGCAGAATTAACCTCATCTAACTTCGAGCAAATTACTGCTCGACTAGGTGTTTTGTTTGCAGGTCAGGCTAAGCGTCAGGCAGAGTCTTTTGAAGGATCTATTAACAAGTTATCCGTTGCAGCCAATAACGCTTCTGAAACTATCGGCACTGGTCTAATCGATGCGCTTAAATTATTAGGTGAAGATACCAGCGTAGATGACCTTGCTTCCAATATGCAGGATACTGCCACTTATGTTGCAGATGTTATTCGTGGCATTGGAGTCCTTACAGCTAAATTAAAGAATATTCCAGTGGTAGGAAGTTTCAATGTAGGAATGATTCCTATCGTTGGATCGTATATTGAAATCTTACGCAAAGCTGGAATACAAACAAAAGAATTGACGGCAGCTGATAATGCTCACTTGCAGTCATTGCTAGCAACTTTTAATGTTATTAAAAAGACTACCAGCACTGCTAAGAAACTAACCGCAGAAGATCTCAAGCAGTTAAAGGCAAAACAATTAAGTGCTGCCATCGATAAAGCTAACCTAGCGCTTGGCAAGGGTACAGATGTCTTTGACATGGAAAAGATCCAACTTGAAGCAGCCAGAATAAATCAGGTCGATCAGTTAAAGAAAGTAACCAATCAGGCTCAACTTTTAGCCATTACTAACGACCTTGCTCGCTTGCAGGTATTGAGAGACATCAAAAATTTAGAAGATGCTATTGCTACAGGCGATATTATAAAGATCCAAGCAGCAACAGATAAACTAAACGCCGACCTTAAAGTTCTTGGTGCTTTGACAAATCAACAGATTAAATTGGTAGAAATCAAAGACATTCTCAATGGGCTTGTTCCCAAGTCGTTGATTGACATAGATAACTTGACTAAGGCTATAGGTCTTTTAAACGGTTTAGCAGTTCCCAAGGGTGGAACTATTGACATCAAAATTACTGACGCAACGGCAGCAGCTCTAACAGCTGCAATCACAGCAGCAGCAGCAGCGGGTGCAGCAGCAACAAGCGCAGCAGCAGTAGCAGCGCAGATATCAAAAGATGCAGCTGGAACGCTAGTTAAAGTTAGCGATATTACATCTACCTTCGGTGCTAAAGATATTCTTACATCTATTGTTACTGCTACATCTATCGCTGCTGCTGTATCAGGTCGCATAGGCACTGGAGTTTCAGGGGCAAGCGATCCACGCGTTATGTATGGTGGGCAAAGACTTGACAGTGCTGGAAACGCTATTGGCTACAATGCTGAACAGGCTTACGCCATGTCCGCTGAAGGTAGAGCTGCAACTATGGCTGCTATTGAAGCTGCTAACAAAGCAGGTCTAACTGTCAATAATAACTTTAACGGAATTGTAGGAGACAGTAACGCCCTTGCAACTTTGATTGCCAAGATCGTACAAGATGCTCTAGACCGAGGCACGATTAAGGCTAGTCCGCTTCCATGACATGGGTTCCAGCATGGCGCGTAACTGTTGGCGATGATGTCTATACCACTGTTACATCTGTCAGTTACGCTACAGGTCGAACAGACATCGATCGACAACCCTCAGCAGGTTACTGCCAAGTAGATATTATTAACACTACTGGCACACCTTTTACAATCAATGTCACAGAAAGCGTAACCCTAGAACTTAAAGACTCAACAGGGGCTTATGTCACTGTATTCGGTGGAGAGGTATCAGACTTCAATATCTCGGTTAAAAGTCCGGATGAAACTGGCTTTGTAACTACTGGCACTATTCTTGGAGTCGGTAGCCTTTCTAAACTTACAAAGTCTATTTACAACACAGCTCTTGCAGAAGGTTTGGACGGAGCGCAGATAGCGGACATTGTAGGCGCTGCTCTCAACCTCAAATGGAATGAAATAACCCCAACTGTGACGTGGGATACATATCCTCCAACTCAAACATGGAATGACGCAGAATCATACATTGGCACTATTGATCCAGGTTTTTACACAATGATCAGTCAAACTGCCAGTGCAACTGCAAAATCACAAACCCTTGCAGATCAGATTGCACAGAGCGCACTAGGTCAGCTCTATGAAGATCGCTATGGGAATGTAAATTATGATGATGCCGATCATAGATCCGTTTATCTTTCTGCTAATGGCTATACTGCTTTAGATGGTTCTTATGCAACCCCTACTTCTATTCAATCGACAACTCAGATAGCTCGTATTCGTAACAGCCTCATATATCGCTATTCCACAGGTTATGGCTCAACGTATGAAACCTCCAATGCTGACTCTGTGGCTATATATGGATTATTTGAAAAGTCCACCGAATCAAATATTAAAAGCCTTGTAGATATAACTGACATCGCTACAAGAGAGCTAAGGCTTAGATCTACAGCTAAAGGCTCACTTGGAGCTATAACTTTCCGCTTAGATAATTCAAACATGCCAGACGCGATGTTAGATAGTCTAATAGGTACTTTTTTTGGCATGCCAGTTTTGATCAATAACTTGCCTAGTAACCTTCTTGGGGGCACCTTTGAAGGCTTTGTAGAAAACATTGCAGTTCGGGCAAATCCGACTTATGTGGACATGACCTTGTATATCACTGCTACTGAATTTTCACTTTCTACCACAACTTGGGAAACAGTTGTGCCATCTACCACAATATGGACGGGTGTAAATGCTACACTTATCTGGAATAACGCGACAGGAGCAATAAACTAAATGGCAACAAGTCCGAATTTTAACTGGCCTGAGCCAGATAATACAGACCTTGTAAAGAATGGCGCATTGGCTATTCGTACAGCGGTCAATGCGATTGACACTTCAATGGCAGAACTTTTGGGTGGTACGACTGGTCAAGTCTTATCGAAAAGTTCTAATACAAGCATGGATTTCACCTGGGCTGCTCCAAGTGCAGCTTCACCTTTGACAACAAAAGGTGACTTATATGGTTATAGCACTACCAATGCTCGAGTAGCTGTCGGAGCAAATAACACAGTTCTTGTGGCAGATTCAGCAGAAGCAACAGGTGTCAAATGGGCTGGAGGATGGACAACTTGGACACCAACATTTACAAATTTCACTCTTGGTAATGGCACAGTTACAGCTCGCTACCAACAAGTAGGCAAGACTGTTAATTTCTCAATTCTTGTTTCATTAGGTAGCACTAGCGTAATGGGAACCACGCCTTATTTCACTTTACCAGTCACAGCAGCAGCGAACGGAAATTTTGCTATGCAGATGTCTGATTCTGGAGCATCTAATTATCTTGGCTCATTAGACTGCAGCACAACATTAGCTTATTTAACAGCGACAGTTACATCTGGAGCTTATGCCACTATTCAATATGCAGCAGCAACTCAACCATTTATTTGGTCAATAAACGACAATTTCGCAGCACGCGGAAGTTATGAGGCAGCGTAAATGACATTTCAATTTAATCCATTATTTCCAGATGCTACTAACGATCAAAAATGGGAACAGATCAAACTGTGGCGTAACAATCAACTAGGTCGCACAGATTGGACACAGTTACCAGATTCTCCAGTAGATAAAGAATCTTGGGCAACTTATCGCCAAGAATTGCGTGATCTTCCTTCTCAAGGTGGATCAGCAGAAGATGCGAAGTTTCCTGTTGCACCATGAAGTATCAGTTAAGTAAGGCTGCTCAACAACTTCGAGAGCAGTTCGATGACTCATACCCAAGTCGTGACCGCACATCGGATGGCTGGATCGGTGATACCAGACACGCAGCTCGCCCTAGCGATCATAATCCCGATGCTAATGGTTGGGTTCGTGCCATCGATGTTGATCGTGATGTCAGTGGTCGGAGCAAGCCAGACCTCATGCCAGATATTGCAGATCAGATTCGTCTCCTATGCAAGTCTAAAAAAGAAAGACGCATTGCCTACATTATCTTTGATGGTCGTATTGCCTCAAGCAAAAAGGCTTGGGCTTGGCGTCCATACGAGGGCTCAAACAAACACAATCACCACTGCCATATCTCGTTTGAAAAAGAAGCTGACCTTAATGGGGCTTTTTTTCAAGTACCTATGTTAGGAGCCACAGAATGAAAGAACTAAAGACAGCAGCAGGATCATGGGCAAGAGCCTTTCTAGTAGCAGTCATCTCAATGGCAGCTGCTGGAGTTACAGATCCTAAAGCTCTTATTGCAGCAGGCGTAGCCTCTATCTTGCCTCCAGTACTTCGCTACCTCAATGCTAATGACCCTGCCATGGGTGTTAAAAAGTGACACAGACAGATTTCTTTGGTCTCTACATAAGCACACTACTTGTAATTGGTGGACTTGCAGGTTATGTAATTACTCATCTGCTATCAGAGATTAAGCGACTTAATCAGCGTGTCGATGAGATCTATAACATACTTCTAGAGCGATAATTTTGCCATGGCAAGAAAAGCAACTAAGAATCTAGTTGAGCAAGATTACTCAGCTCTTGATGCTTACTGCATTGGGATGTATGAATTTGCTCAAAGTCTAAAGCGAGCAGGCTTTGACGAGGAGACAGTCCTCGGAATTATCGTAGAGCGATCAGCCTACCCCGGATGGATCTTGCCAGATCCAGTCGAGCCAGAAAGGTTCGGCGATTACGAAGATGAGGACGATGATTAAAAAACGATATCTCGTGATATCAGATCTCCAGATCCCGTATCATCATGAGCAAGCCGTTAAGAATTTAATCAAGTTAGTAAAGCGAGAAAAGTTTGATTTAGTCCTAAACACAGGTGACGAGCTGGACATGCAATCGCAATCCAAGTGGGCTAAAGGTACTCACCTAGAATATGAGGGGCAATTAGATGCCGATAGAACTCTGGCTCAAAACATCCTCTGGGATCTTGGCACGACCGATATTACCCGATCCAACCATACCGACCGTCTATACCACACTCTCGTTAGAGGAGCTCCTAGCCTCATTGGACTTCCAGAGCTTGATTACTCCAACTTTATGGGCTTCAACGAGCTGGGGATACGCTTTCATAAAAAACCCTATGAGTTCCACAGAGGATGGGTCTTAGTCCATGGTGACGAAGGATCAATGAACACCAATGCTGGACTCACAGCTTTAGGATTAGCCCGTAAGTTCGGCAAGTCTGTAGTTTGTGGACACACCCATAGAGCAGGTATCAGTGCCTTTACAGAGGGCATAGGAGCCTCATACAGGACTTTGTGGGGCTTAGAGGCTGGGAATGTTATGGACAAGAAGAAAGCCTCTTATTTGAAGGCTGGCAGTGCTAATTGGCAGATGAGCGTAGCAGTGATCGAAACCCATGGTGATCGCGTATCACCGATGCTAGTGCCTATCAACAAAGACGGATCATTTACCCTTTACGGAAAGTTATACGCTTAAAAATCGTTATCGTTTCGTTACCTAAATGTGTTGGACAATGTCAGACAGGCAT